GGAAGTTTCTGGATGCATCGATGTTTCACGATAGCGATTGATCAATTCACTTTCAGTCTTTGATGTTGCATCTAAATCAACATACGTACCAAAGTAGCCACCACCTTGTAGGGTAGTGGCTCCATCTTCGGGTGTTGGTACTACAAAAGACTGATTGCGTAACGTTTTATCTTCACTTTCGTTACGCGAAATGGTAAAACCAAATAAATTAATAGGCATAATAAAGTTACTTTAATTATCTTGCAAATACACCAACAGGCTGATTAACAAACAATCCAGCACCATCAGCTTCAGGAACAAACGTTTGATACTGCCATGTTACAGTAAAATTAGAAATAGTGTCGTTTGCACCAAAATCTAAAGCAATTGGACTAATATCTACTGGAAATGCTTGAATCAAAGTATATGCTTTTCTAACAATTCCATTTCTATCTAATTGAAAAATACTTTGGTTACTTTGATATTCAAATGGATTCAATCTTCCAGTCTTAGAAATAAGACCTTCAATCCCATTCATCCACTCTTCTAAAGCTGTACGTACTACAAAGTTAACATCATTGATAATAGAAATTGTCCATGGTGCAAAAATTCTATCACCAGCAAATTTTACTTCTCTACCACGATAAAATACTGGAGCAACGCCAAGTGATTCACCTGGCATTTCTGCTACGTTAATCATATAGACGCCCTGCTCAACCGCATTTCTTGCATTAGGTACCCACGAAGGGATACCTAATCTGATAGCAAACTGGTTGGGTCTTGCACCACCACCAGTTAGCTTAGCTTTAAAAGCTGTTACATCAAACACGTTTGACATCTTGTTCTCCCTTTAATTAAGCGCCTGCCTCTTCAAAACTGATTCCAGTTCTTGTGGCAATAAAATTCAGCTGTATAAAGTTAATAGAGCGTGCTGGTTTAACAAAGATATCAGCTACGAATTCGTTTCTGTCGATTACAGCTGCAGTGTTGTTTGTTTCGTCACATACGATCTTGTAATCTGTAACACCACGGCGTCCCTGGACATCGCGTAAGAATGGCTCTACAATATTAACGAACTGTGCGCGAGTAAATGCATCATTTAGTTCGAATAATTGATATTTAGCAGCAGTTGCAATTGCCTTTTCTAATACGATAAACAAACGACGTACATTGATACGATCGAATGCTGATGGTTTAGATTGTAGAGTCTTGTCGCCAAACAGAACTACACCTTGACCAGGTTGTGAAATTACTGGATTGATGTTATTTTTATACAATGTATCTCTAGCTGCTTTACCAGGATTCCATGCTAACTTAACAACATTCTTGATTCCACCACGGTTGTAACCAGCTGGTGAGAACCATGGATCTGCTACAAAGTCTGTTCTAACACATAGACCAGCAATATCACCATTCAATGGAACCCAACGATAAACATCGTTATAACGGTCATACTGATATTTCCAACCTGAATCCATTACAGCGTAACTAGTAGATCCAAGCGAATCTCTATAACTTTGAACGTTTGTCAGTGCTGAACTTTCTGAAACGTTGAATACATCATCTAGTTCTGGTGAGCAGAATATAACAACATCGTTTCTAGTAGTTGTGCCACCAGTAAATAGACCAATAATTGAAGCAGCTGTAGAAGCTGAAACATTTCCTGTTGGAACTAAACTGATATCAAAAATGTCATCATTAGCAAATTGTGTATAACCACCTAAAATGTTACCTTGTGTAACTGCAACATCAGTACCACCAATAAAGCTAATAGAAACATTTGATAATAAGTTAGTATTTGCTGTTCCACCAGTATAAGAACTAGCTACTGATCCCCATGATCCATAAGCATTCGCATTTGCAGAGCCATATGAAGGATGCGCAGCCCAGCGAACATAATTAGATCTTTGATTAATTACATCTTTATAATATAGCGACGAACCATCAGAAGCTTTAGCATCAGATGCTTTAGATAAAAATTCATATTTCTCTAAAATTGTTCCAGCTGTACCTGTTATTAATCCATCTTCATCGATAACAAGTGCGTGAAGTTCATCGTGCTTACCACCCTTATCTACAGCATAAGTAGAAGATACAGGTGCTGTACCAAAGACAGATTTATAAGCATCATACCATGTTGACCACGTAGCAACGTCAGCCATAACTAGCTTGAGTGAGTTTCCTAATGCACCAGGAAATTTTGCCATAAAAGGACCAGCTGGTGTTACAACAGCACTAACGTAATCGTCGTCGTTACCAACTCTAAGTGTGGCAAGACTATTTGCTGAAGCATTTGTAGAACTTGTTGCAGCACGAACTACTCTTAAGTTATTTCCATAGGAAAGAAAGTTCGCAGCGGTGAAGAAAGATTCAAAAGTATTGGCATCAGGCTTGCCAAAAAGGTTAACTAATTCGTTTTCTGATGAAACTAATGTAGCAACATTAGCAGGGCCCCACGCAAAGCTTCCAGCAAATCCGCCTGCGGTCGTAGCAACGGCTGGAACAATAGAGGTAAGGTCCTTCTCAGTTACTAATACGCCTGGTGATAGCTGAAAGGCCATTGTAATCTCCTATAAGATAGACTTAAAGTAGTCAATTTTGGTAACTATATTATTTATAAATAATGAAATTTAGACGCTTTCAAGCCAATTCTTCTTCATTTTTGAAATTGCAACATCGGGATTTTCAGTAAACCAGAGATCTCCTCCCCACACTTCTTTTTCAACCTTTTCTTCTATACCACCTGTAATAAATCCAAAGGGTGTCAATTCATCTTCCATTTGTTTTAATTGTTGCTCATAGAGAGCTTGCCTAATATTTGTATTAGTTAGATCTCTAAAGAATGGATCTGCAGCAGCCCAAGCAAATAATACCAAAGTCATCACTAAGTCATCATGATAACCTTCATCTGCTTTAAATGTTCCTCTTACTTCAACAAATGTAGAGAATTCAGAAATAATTTCAGCATCAAATACTAATAACTTATTGCTTTCCATTAATGCTTTTAAGCTAGCACAACCAATTCTTTTTACAGAAGTAGTTGTTCTTACACCAGGCATTGAGCTAGTAAAGCCACCTGATAAGTATTGTCCCTTCTTATCACTTCCAACATAAATCACATTATCATATTCTAGATCATTCCTAAGAATGTCAACAACTTGTTGACCGATATCATTAACTTCTACTAACGTATAAGCATTGTTATAAGTTTTAGCAGCATTATAAATTACACTCGAATATGCAATTGGGCTTACTTGATTGTTTCTATACTTAGCTACTATTTCATATGGCACTTGTGATACATCAATAATAGAGAATGCAGAGTGATCTCCTCCTACACCTCTTGAAGTATCAGCAACAAGCATGTAAGTTTTTTCTTTAGATGGTTCTTTATAAAGATCAAGACCGTCTTTACTATGAAATGGTCTTTTTGATGACAGTTGTTTAAGTGTCGTTGCATTAATTAGAGTATTTGATGAACCTAAGAATTCACATAATACCTCTTGATTAAACTTAAGTTCACCAAGCGTAGCTCTTTGTTCAGCAAGCCATTTTTCTGTTCTACCTGGAATTTTGTAATAAGGAATAAACAATGGAACAAATCCATTAACACCCTGCTCAGCATCGTTCCAGAACTTCCAAAAATGGTTATAACCAAGTGGTGTAGAAGTTAGAAGAATCTTTGTTGTTTCACCAGATGAAATAGTTGGATAGACAGAAGTAAAGAATTCATCTGCAACATTGTTAGGAATAATTGCTGCCTCATCAATATAAAGCCAATTAACAGACTTACCACGAATACCTGAACTTGAAGTAGCAGCACAAAATACTTTACTGCCATTTTCTAATTCAACAGAACCTTTATTCCATTCTACAATTCCTGACTGCATCCAAACAGGCAAATTTTCATACATTAATTGATAACGTGATAACACTTCTCTAGCTGCAGCTGCTTTGTTAGCTAGGATGGCTACAGTCTTACTATCCTGGAATAGAGTATACCAAAGTATACAAGCTGCAGAAGTAATCGTCTTTCCTTGCTGACGACCTTCCATAAGGATCACACGTCTATTATTTAATATTGTTTCTACTTTTTCTTTTTGACAATCATAAAGTTTAAATTTGACTAAACCATGATCCAAGTTAACAATATAGCAGTAATTCTCTATAAAGTAAATAGGATCTGCAATACAACGGTGAATTTCTCTAATCTGTTCTTTTGTAAATTGAATTACAAAACCAGGTTTCTTGAGATTACTATTCCCGTTATATGAGTGTCTAGTTATCGATTGTCTTTGAATTATCATTCTTTAACATCTTTAATAAATCAGAAGTAGAGCCAGCAAACATAATATTATTTTGTGTACCAATTTGTTGCTTCTCTTCTGGTTTATCTTGTAAGTCCTTTACTTGTTTCTGTAAGCCAATCAAGTCTTTAGAAACTTCTGACATTGTTTTAATAAGTTGACCTGCAACTTCAAATGTTCTTGGATGCTCTGAATTCCTTGCTAATTCTATCATATCGTCAAGAGCAACTTCTCCTTTAACGATTAATTTTCTTAATGTAGAACGAGCAAGTTGATAGTCATCTTCTTGATCATTTTCTTTAGATGTAGAAATAGTTTGTAAAGGATATTCCTTTTTACCTTCCTCCATCGGTGTAATGTCAAATATTTGATCTAGTTTTTTCATTAGAAATCTTCAAATGTTTCAGTGAATTCAATCGTGTCACCTGGAACAGCAGTATCAGGGCTTGGCTCTACAGTATATTTTTGTATTTGATCTGAAAGATCAGCGTTATTGTATGTTGTAGCGATAGATTTTCTAATATAACCAGATTTTGTAATAGGACCAAAGAAGTTTAGTTTAACAGTAAATGATAATGTCCAAATAATTGAGCGTCGTGTATAAAGTTCACCTTCGAAATCGTCTTCGTATGAAATGTTGTCAAGTATGATTGCCAAGTCGTGTTTTAAGTCTAAGGCAGGAATTGCCTTAATAGTTAGATTGAAGTCAGGGTTAAAATAAGGAAGAATCTGCTCAACAATTTGTAAAGCATCATCTTGGTTTTTACTATAAATGTATAAGTTTACAGCCATATTATATGGTGTAGGTGCATATTGTGTATTTAACTTATATCCATCAGTGACAGATCTATTCTGTTGAATTACATTAATCCTTCTTCCAGGATCATACTGCAATCCAACCATCTCAAATGCCATTCTAGGAAGTAATACCTGATAATTACCTTCATCAGCATTTGGCTGTTGTTCTATTCTAGCGATAAACTTTTGTCTTGGTGCATAAGTCAAGGGAACACGCATTGTTTTTTCTGGCAATCCGTTTGTACCTATTCTATCAATATTAATATTATTAAACATATTGCCAAATGCAATTATGCTCTTACGAATAGTAGAGTGATAGAATTTTTGATTAAGCATTGAATACCTCACCAAATGGATTTCTATCAGTAAAGTCTAGGATGTCTCTAATATCAGTATCAAAGTCTTCATTACTTGCACCAGGATCTCTAGCTGTGACAATATAATTTTCAAGAATTAGTGCTGAAGGAGTATAATCCTCTAATGCAAATCTTGTTCCATCTTCTAATAAGAATTCATAACTTAATAGATCTAATGTATCATCTTTAATTTCATCATCAATTTCTTTAATTCCAGTTTCTATTGTCTCAGAAGCAAACTGGAACAATTCACACTGTAACTTAAACACATAAAGTTTACCAACTTGGAAGAATGGATCTCTAGCTTCTACAAACTTAATTTCAAAGAATGATTTTGTTAGTGGAAAGTAAAGTAGATCACCTTCAGCTGGTCTAGCAGTTAAAATCGATTGTCCATCTTTTCCAATTAAGTCTTGCCATCTTCTTCTAGAAACAACAAACGTAGCAGAGTCTCTAATCTCAAGACCAAATTTGGATAAGAATTCACCATCTCCTCCAAATCCATCTACATTTTCTAAATACATTTCAATTGGATAGGCATTCGTAAACTTACTCAATGGATCTTCACCAAAGATTTCATCTTTCTTGACAGCAGTCCTTGGTAAATAAAATACATCGAATCCATATATCTTTAGACATTCGATAATCAGCCCTTCCATGAGTTCGCTCTCAGAGCGACGTCCCATAGGAATTCCCGATTGAAAATAGAAGGAAGTAGGCATAAAATTAATCGATTCTCTATTGATTTTCTATTGCATTATCTCTAAAATTACCCCTGTCGTCGCTGCAAGGAATTAACCTACAAACATATCTGGTGGTAATTCAAATCTAGATTGCATCTCTTGCTCTAATCTAGTTAGTTCTTCTATTGCTTCATCAAATATTTGTTGTCCATTAAGTAGTACACCGCCAGGTAATTGGACCCCTTGAAACTTCTTCATATTTTCACCCCATTGTCTCTTAATCAATGCAGTAGCATATTGCTTAAGGAATCTATCATTATAGACATCAGTATACGTATCTGGATCTAGAATTCTAAAGCATTCAACAATTATAAAAGATCCAACCTCTACATCTGCTTCCCAATCCATATCAATATACAAACGATTCATATGTCTATTGAAACGAACTGGCTTAACTCCAACTAATAATTGATTAATAAGTTCAATTTGAGTCTTAACTTGTGAATAGTAGATTAAGTCTGTCGACATTAGGCTATACAAGTCGTTAATAAGAATCTGATACCTAACATCAAATATGTTTATTCCAGTGCTTCTATTAGAGAATGGAAGAATTCTATCTACACCAACAATATTATCATTAAGAGGAATATATCTATTTGTCATATCTTCTGAAGTAATCTGATACTTTAGATAGACTCTTTCTACAGCATCATAATGATATTCTCTATAGAATTGAAAGGCATCATCAATACGATCTTCTACTTGATCTTCATCGATGTTAATTTCAATGACAGGATGACCTAGCCTTCTAAGGCAGTAGTCGATTAATCCTTGTCTGCTACTTGGGTTGGCCATAAAGTTCCCTTAAAATGTTCCACCATCTAGATTGCCAAAAAATGGAACTCCGTTTGCTGCAATTTGTAACACCTCTCCAGCTACTCCAGCTACAAATCCTAGCTGCGTTACTCCAATTCCGTATGCAATTGCATTTGCTACAAACGATGTTATTCCTGTTCCACTATCTGCTGGCCTAATTGGTTGTAATAAATCAGTTATTACACTACCCTTAATATTTGCAACTAAGTTTGCTGTTGTATATCCAGCACCTGAAACTAAAACTGTTGTGTCAGGATTAGATTGTAAGTTTGCAAATAGTTTATAATCACCACCAGCAGATGCATCACGAAATAGTCCTGTATATTTAGTGACGCTATCTTCAACGTATTCACCAACGATTCCTATGTCTAAAGAATCAAAAGGATTAGCATTTGCTAGTCTGAATAATGGATCAGCTACAGTAGTTGTTGTACTGTTAATCGTATTTGCAATACCATTAAAAATTAATGCATTTGCAACTGTAAGATTTTCAATCGTAACATCATCAGGCAAAAAAATTCTAACATTACCAATTGTGTTATCTACAGAAACCTGATTAACAGTTCCTTGTATAAATGTAACACCAGGCTTAGTAACTAAATTTGCAACTATTGTTACATCTTGAGATCCATCAAATAATACATTTCCTTCTAATTCACCAGCTAAATTAATCGATCTAGCTACATTTAATTGATTAGTAGTATTAGAAACACCATAGAATAAGTTTGCTGTAATAACATTTGCACTAAAATTTGCAAAGCTATCTCTTATTACTAATGTGTTTGATATTGCATTAGCGTTTGCATTATCAATATAATCAGTGTAATACTTCCCACCAATTTTATGGAGTACTGCATTCGAATCAGAACCCAGCGCTTCAATGTATAGAATGGCATTTGCGCCATTTCCACTTGAATCCTGACTATAGGCTAACTCACCCTCTTCTAATACGCTTGTAGGAGGAGGATCAGCACTATACGTTCTCTTAATCTGGATGACTGTAGGCATGGCATCCTATTAGTAGTATCCACCATCAACATTATCTGGTGCGTTAGGTGAAGCTATCCATTTTTCTGTGGTTGTATCGTATAAAAGAGCATATCCATCTTGAAGATCATTAGAATTGACGTTTTCAATATCTTGAACTTTTCTAATACTTCCAACACCTCTTCTAACTATAACATCTGCAGAAGTCTCAGTAGTGTTTTGATCAACTATAAGACCAGAAGATGTCCTTTTGCTGATGACAACTTTAGCTGTAGCTGGATTTTCAATCGCAACTCTAGGCGCAGATTTCTTAGAGACTGTAATACTCATCTAGTTACTCCAGGCATTACTGTTGCAATACCTTCCACTAATCTAGTAATTGTATTAGCATTGTCTCTCATGTTTAAATCATACACATAGC